TGGAGACTATTCAGCATTTAGTGTAATAGACGTATCCCAAATACCTTATCGACAGGTTGCCAAATATAGAAGTAATGATATAGCTCCCATTCTTTTTCCTAATATAATTTATGATGTTGGGACAAAGTATAATGATGCTTATGTTTTAGTGGAAATTAACGACATTGGTCAGCAAGTTGTCGACCTTTTGCATAAAGATCTTGAATATGACAATATTTTTAAAATTGAAAGCAGTCAGAAAAAAGGTCAGAATATTTCCGCTGGGCACAAAAAGAGTATACAGTTTGGTTTAAGAACGACAACCAAAACGAAAAGAATCGGATGTGCTAATTTAAAAACACTGGTCGAGTCGGATAAACTAATTGTCAATGATTTCGACACAGTTAATGAACTTAGCACTTTTGTTCGCAAAAAGGACAGCTATGAAGCAGAAGAGGGAAATAATGATGATTTAGCCATGACTTTGGTGCTTTTTGGTTGGATGATTTCTCAGGGTTATTTTAAAGACTCTACTAATACTGACTTGAGAAAATCGTTTATGCAAGAACAACTAGAAATGATAGAGCAAGATTTAACACCTTTTGGATTTATAGAAGATGGAATGAGAAAGCATGTGTCTGTTGAAGACGGAGATCTATGGACTGAGATAAAAACTAGATTTCAACCGTCTAATTTATAAAAATTATAAATAAAAAGTAATTGTAAAAACATATTTTTGCTATAGAATTTTTTAAGAGGAGACATATATGGCTTTTTCACTATCTCCTGGCGTTACCATTTCTGAAGTTGATTTATCTACTATTGTTCCATCGGTTCCTGCAAGTATTGGAGCTTTTGCTGGAAATTTTAGATGGGGTCCTTTGGATGAAATAGTTAATATTTCAGACGAAACTCAATTAGTTGATCGTTTTGGTAGCCCAGACGCTAATACATTTATTTCGTTTTTTTCAGCAGCTAATTTTTTAGCATATTCAAATCTTTTGAAGGTAGTTCGAGTTGGTAACTATACCACACATAGAAATGCTGGAAGTAATAGTGCCGCAACTCCTATTTTAATAAGAAACGATAATGATTTTATTGCAAATTGGGCAAATGGTGTCAGTGCTAACGCAAACACCAATGGTCCTTTTATTGCAAGATACCCAGGATCTATAGGAAATTCACTAAGATATTCGATGTGTGATGCCAATTCTACGGCATTTGGTACTTGGGCTTATAGAAATTATTTTTCAACATTTCCGCTTACATCAAGTTGGGTATCAACCCGAGGCGGCGCGAATGATGAAGTGCATTTAATAGTTCTAGATGAGGATGGCTTAATCACTGGTATTCCAGGCTCTATTTTAGAAAAGTTTGAATATATGTCAAGGGCTCTTGATGCCAAAAAAGATGATGGAAGTTCTAACTATTATGCCACTATAATTAATAATAAATCTAGATATCTAAGATGGGTTTCTGAACCAAGACGAGATCAATTGTCAGGTTCTAGTACGGCAAATGTCTACAGTAATACTTCGACAGTCACATATGCAATTTCTAATTCTGCATTCACCATAAGCCTGGTTAATGGAACAGACGGAACCATAACTGATGCAAATGCATGTACAAGTTTTGGTTTATTTTCAAATGCTGATGAAGTTGATATTGGTTTGATTATTACAGGTAATTATAGTAATAATAACAATGTAGTTGTTAATCAAGTTATCAGTATTGCAGAAGCTAGAAAAGATTGTGTAGTGTTTATTTCTCCAAAATCAACAGATGTGATTGACAAATACGGTTCAGAAGTAACAAATATTTTGAACACTCGTAATGGGTTTACAACATCATCTTATGCAATTATGGATAGTGGATGGAAATATCAATATGACAAATATAATGATGTTTATAGATGGATTCCATTAAATGCTGATATAGCTGGAATTTGTGCAAAAACTGATAAAGATAAGGATCCATGGTATTCACCTGGTGGCTTGAATAGAGGATTTATTAAAAATATTGTTAAATTGGCTTATAATCCATCTAAAGCTGACAGAGATCTTTTATATGTGGATCAAGTCAATCCTGTAGTTACATTTCCTGGTCAAGGAACGGTTCTTTTTGGAGACAAAACGCTTCAAATAAGACCTAGTGCCTTTGATCGAATAAATGTTCGTAGATTGTTTATTGTTCTTGAAAAATCGGTTAGTAGAGCAGCAAAATATTCTTTATTTGAATTTAATGATAATTTTACAAGGGCTCAATTTGTCAATCTAGTTGAACCGTATCTTAGAGATGTTCAAGGAAGAAGAGGTATTACAGACTTTAGAGTTGTTTGTGATGAAACAAACAACACACCAGAAGTTATCGATAGAAATGAATTTGTAGGTGACATTTATATTAAACCAGCAAGAAGTATCAACTATATCCAATTAAATTTTGTTGCTACTCGTACTGGAATTGACTTCCAAGAAATTGTTGGCAGATTCTAATTAAATCGATAATAAGGAGAATAACAAATGGCTTTTAATATAAATGAATTTCGCTCACAAATGGTGGGAGATGGTGCGCGACCCAATTTATTTGAGGTTTCGATGCCATTTCCCGGCTTTTCTGCTCCGGGCGATGCACAAAGAAAATTGACATTTATGTGTAGATCATCTTCTTTACCAGGTTCAACAATTGGTGTTGTGCCAATTCAATATTTTGGAAGAGAATTGAAATTTGCTGGAAATAGAACTTTTGCAGAATGGACAATGACAATTATTAATGATGAAGATTTTGTTATTCGTAATGCGTTTGAAAGATGGTTAAATGGAATTAACAGTCATAATTTGAATATTCGTAATCCAATAGCTTTAAATCCTGGCACTTATACAGTCGATGGGCAAGTTATTCAATACGGAAAAACAGGTTCTACATTAAGAAGATATCGTATTACTGGAGCATTTCCAACAGATGTTTCTCCAATCGACTTAGATTGGGGTTCTAACGATACAATTGAAGAGTATACAGTGACATTGGCATATCAATGGTGGGATTCTGTAGACACTGGTGTTGTCTAAGAATCATTTTTATTAAGAAAGAATAGATTATGGCAGCTATAAAATTATTTGGTTTTACTATTGGAAAAAAGGAGGTTACTCAGGTTTCATTGCCTGAGCAACCTTCTTTTACTTTACCGCAAGCAGCAGTTGATGATGGTGCAGTTACTATTACGCAAGGTGCCTATTACGGCACCTATGTTGATTTAGAAGGCTCAGTTCGCAATGAATTAGAACTTATTACTCGCTATCGTGAAATGGCTATTCATCCAGAATGCGAATCTGCTATTGAAGAAATAGTTAATGAATCTATTACAAGAGATAAAGAAGGTAAAATTGTTAATATTATAATGGATGATTTGAAACAACCAGACTCCATTAAGAAAAAAATTCAAGAGGAGTTTGACAATATATTAAGATTACTTAATTTTTCTAATCTTGCTGAGGATTTATTCAAGAGATGGTATATTGACGGAAGAATATATTATCATATAGTAATAAATGAAGAGCAACCAAAAAAAGGAATTAAAGAATTAAGATTTATTGATCCTCGTAAAATTAGAAAAGTTAGAGAAATTTATAAACAAAAAGATCCAAAAACAAACGCCGAATTAATAAAGGCGATGAATGAATATTATCTTTTTAATGATCGAGGAATTAATACACAGACATATACATCACATTCTCATCAAGGTGTAAAGATTGCCACCGATTCTATCATCTATGTTACTTCAGGATTGATGGATGCTAAAAATGTGATGGTAATTTCATATCTTCATAAAGCGATAAAAAATCTTAATCAATTAAGAATGATTGAAGATGCAATTGTAATTTATCGTCTATCTCGTGCTCCAGAAAGAAGAATTTTCTACATTGATGTAGGAAATCTTCCTAAAATGAAAGCAGAACAATATCTTTATGATATCATGGTTAAATATCGTAATAAACTTGTATACGATGCAAACACTGGCGAATTGAGAGATGAAAGAAAACATCTTTCAATGCTTGAAGATTTTTGGTTACCCAGAAGAGAAGGTGGAAGAGGAACTGAAATCACCACTCTTCCTGGTGGGCAAAATCTAGGTGAAATAGAAGATATTAAATATTTTCAAAGAAAACTTTTTCAATCACTTTCAGTTCCGATTTCTAGACTTGATGTTCAAGCTGGTGGTGGTCTTGTTGGTATTGGTAGAACAACAGAAATTACTCGTGATGAATTAAAGTTTGCAAGATTTGTAAATAAACTTCGCGCAAGATTTACACAAATTTTTGATTATGCGCTTCGTGTACAACTTTCATTAAAAGGAATTTGTACAATTGAAGAGTGGGATGAATTTAAAGAATTCATTCATTACGACTTTGTTGAAGATAATAATTTTGCTGAACTAAAAGAAGCAGAATTAATAAGAGAAAGAATCAATACCGTTAGTTTGATTGAACCATTTATTGGTAAGTATTTTTCACAAGAATGGGTCAAGAAAAAAATTCTCTATATGACTGATGAAGAAATAAAAGAAATGCAAGAACAAATGGAAGAAGAAAATTCGAATGCTCAAACTCAAGAAATGGATTCTTCCACTGGTCAGCCTATACAACAAATGATTCCTCAAAATGCAGACCAACCACAAGATCAAACGCAATCACAAGATCAAACACAATCATTGACTCCAGATCTTGATGCTGAAGTTTTAAAATTTTCAAAGAACATAAATAAAAAATAAATTGGAGTAATTCAATGGACGACATAAAAGATTTTATTTCAAACATTCTTTCTGGAAATAATATTGAAGCAAAAGAAACCTTTGCTGAATTAATTTCATCTAGAGCAATGGATGCTCTTGCAGAAAGAAAACAAGAAATTGCACA